TTTTTATTTAAGGTTAGGAGGGGAATTAAACCACTTGCTGAAACCCTCCTAACCGAGACAAAAAAGAACAAGTTTGCAACCTTATTCTATTATAAATATATCTTAACTTTAAAAAGTTATCAATATTTAATGCAAAGATATAAAAATTTTTTTAAAAATACAAATTATTAACTAATTATTTTATAATATATTATTATAATAATATATTGATATATAATAAATTATTATAGATTTATAATAAAAAATATTTTGTTAAAAAATGTAAAATATTTCATAAATAATTTGCTTTTCAATTTTATTTTCTATATGTTTGCAATGTTCAGAAGAACAAGGTTAATCTCTATCACCTTTTATAAGTATAGAGAAGGTATTAAATTTATATAGTATGATTAAAAATTTAATTGAATTTGTTGCCAAAGATGGCAAGGCAGAGTACAGTCTTAACCTTTTTATGCACAATGTTAACCTTTTTACAGTCGGTTATGTATGTACTACACAAACTAATGTAATGTTCATCACAGCCACTAGGATAGACCTAGAAACAGATGAGAATGGCGAGCCATATAAAATGATGGACTACACAACAATCTTCAATGGTTTACCGACACCGAAAAATTTGTTAAAGGTGTGTGAAAAAGATGCAGAGGCTGCAAAGGAGATAATCGAAGTACTCAAGGGAGAAGATGTATTTGAATTTGCTGCTGAGTATTGGAACTTTGAGAAGAGTGAGTGGGAAGATAACCTTGATGACACACTTGAACTCTATTTGGAAAAGGTAAATAAATAAAAGTTTTTTGATTTTTGTCATATTTTCCCCCAACGGTTCGAGACGAATAGTTGGGGTTTTAATTTAAGGCCATTTCCAGCCCCATAGAGGCATTTCTGCTAGGTGGGTGGATAAGTTGTCCACCAAAGGTGAGAAAACGCCTCAGAGAGGCTAGAATTTAATACTTTATTTTAATTTAAATTATGGAAGAAAGATTAACGGATAAAGAAATAGAAGAAATTTGGAATGAGTATATGAAAATCCAAAGAGAATTAAAAAAAGATGAGTTTAAAGAAATGATTGATACAGTAAAGGAATATGAGGAATCTGAAAAAAAAGGATGACTCAATTAGAGTCACCCTTTACATCCACAAGTATTCTTTTTATTATTTGGAAAGTATATCAAATTGTGGAACTCACGTTCATTTGTGCCATCACCTTCTTCATATTTGCTACATAAACAAGGTTTTTCTGGTCTCCACAGTGGATACAAGCTTGAACAATGGCATAGATATTTAATAAGCAGTTCAGTGTACATTTCCCCTTGATTTTTTAAGTTAAGCTCATATTCAGCTAATTCTTTTTCTGAAATTGGTTGAGAGTTTTCTGATTTTTCAAGAGAAATGCCTTTTTGTGTAAAACTGTATGCTAGTCCACGAATTGAAAGATAAGATGTCCAAAATGCTAGAGACGGTGCAATCTTAAGTATAAGAGCTTTGTTTTCTTCGGTAAGTGAATCATCTGCTATTTGCTGTTGCAGCTCTTCCTTGAGCGGTTGTCCGATGACTGGAATAATGTAGTACTCTTGGGCAAGTGTAACGAAAGGAAAGATTCTATCAACTCCTACATTCTTTGAAATAGGAGACCAAAGCTTAAGCAATTCTTCGCTTATTAAAAGTGTTTCAGATAATTTCTTTTTTGCCATATTACACCTCCTTTTTTGTTTCAACATTATTTTCAGCACCTTCATCTTCTACTTGCTGTTGTTCAGTGTCTTTTGCTCCAGCACCTTCGTTAAGTTTGTCAGTATTCTCTTCAGTTGCACCTTCGAACTCCTTTGCTAGATTGTAGTCTTGAATTGTCAGATTCCTAGCATAGCCATTCATCGATAAAAGGTCGTTAAAAGCATCAAGGACAAACTGACGTTCAGAATTAATAACTGTAAGGCGATATTGTACTGTTGCAGCTATAATCTCATCAGACTTGCTTGAGAATCCACTAGATGTACTGATACCAGCTAGAATAGGGCTTGTAAGCCTATTTGCAGACACTATGGCGAGCTTTACAGTGTCACAGACTGAATTGTATAAGTCGGCGTTTACACTCTCAATAGAAGAGATTTCTGGTGTCACACCATTCTCACCAAAAAGTAGAAGAATATTTCCAGCATTCTCACTGCCACCAAATGACTTTTGAAGAGCTTCATATAATTGTGCTTTCTTTTCTTCATCTGGTTCCGTTGGATATTTGATTGCCAAATTCGCTGAGAAATTATTTCTGATGTAGTTGTTATAGTACTGTGACAATGCAGCATCAGCAGCCACATAGTTAGCAGCAGACATCCACTGAGGAATTGCATAGTAATACTCTCCCAACTGATGTTTCTTGAAGTACATCAAGTATCTTTCACCTTTCTTTGGAGTTTCAGACCCCCACATTTTAATTTCTGTGATTAAGTCTCTGTTTCCCTTTCCCCAATTTGTAGAAAGATATGCTTTATCAATCATGTTGTATTCATTGTACTGCCCTAGTCGAACTTGGTCTACTGGCTGATGATAAAACAACCATTTATTGCCGCTTTCAGACAATATACACTGTATTGCAAATGCCCCCAGATATGTATAGTCTGTCATACATTTGTAGAGCAGTTGTGACCACGATTCTGACAGATTTGGTGTATATATATTGTCTTCAACCTTTGCAAGACCAGCTCCGAACATGTATGAAAGTTTATTTTCAAGTATAGCTTTCTGTAGTGGGCTTGAATTTGCAAGTTCAAGGCATAACTCTGGATAGAGGTTATCATATCCGAATCTTACCCATTGTCTTCTGGTTGCTTTATCAATATAGGGAGACGGAATTGAAAAATCTCTGAAATTGATATTAGGTATAATATTATCTAATTTATTCATAAAAAATCATTTTTCATAAAGATGATATATGTTAAAAAAAGGCAGAATTAACAGTTCTGCCCTTTTAAATTATAAAGAATATATTCTGCTTGCATATGTGCTCCAATTCGTTGCAGATTTATATGCTTCTAGCGATGCTGACGGAACATATATTTTTAAATTTGTATTAGTGTTTGCAAGTGCACCTAAATTAAGCGTTGGTGGCGTTTCCGCTCTGACAGTTATGCTTGTAAGTCCACTGCAATTTCTGAAAGCATAAGAACCAATACTTGTAACACCACTTGGAATATCAATGCTTGTAAGACCACTACAATTTTCGAAAGCACTAGTACTAATGTTCGTTAACTGAGAATCTTCCTCAAATGTGCAACTTGAAAGGCTTGTACAACCATTGAAAACATTTTGTGAAATCCTTGTAACACCACTTGGTATAGTTATGCTTGTGAGTCCACTACAATTATTGAAAGCACTCCAACCAATGCTTGTAACACCACTTGGAATATCTATACTTGTAAGGGCATAACAACTAGTGAAAGCTTGATTACCAATTCTAGTGACGCTATTTGATATTGTAACACTTGTTAGATAAGTCAAGTAAAGTAGGGCACTATCACCAATTTCCGTTACACAACTTCCTATTTCAGCGGTTAACATTTCATAATTTGTGGCTGATTTTGTGTCTCCAGTTGTTAAAACAGAGTTTCCATCACACTCAACCTCATAGTTTGGTTTACCAGCAAATGTTGCTATAAACTTTGTGCCACCAGTCGGTGTTTCACTCCAAACAAGGCTACCGCCACAAGCATATATTTTGCTTATGGTGTAGCCACTGTAATAGATGTTGCTTATATTTGTATTTCCACTTATAATAGGCATAGTTTATTCGTGAATCATATAGACAGTGTTGCTGTCCTTATTTTGAATTAAATCATATTCTGCTTGAGTACCACACCAGAACTTGGTAACTGTACTTATCACATTCTGATTGCTGATGGTGATGTTGTCTCCAGCTGTATAAGTTGTATCTGTTGCACTGATTACATTATTAGTGATACTGACATTCGTTCCTGCACTAAGTGTCTCTTGAAGTCCACTAGTTGCAGCAGTTATTGCACTCTGAGCTTCTGCTGATGTAATGTATCCAGCATCATTAGTGAAAGCAGTATTACTCGTTGGAACTGTTGGAATCGTTGGCTTATCAGTCAAATCATTATAACTTCCACTAAAGTTTGATTTAGCATCCCAACTAGCAGTTTGAGCAGTTGTAACGTGGATAGCAGTATTTGCAGTGTGAGCACTGAAGTCACTTTCATCAGTTTTTCCGCTGATTGATTCATCAATCATTGTTTGAACGTCTGCTGGTGTAACTCCACCACCACCTCCAAGTTGGTCTTGCAACTTAACATCTTGACCATTTAATGAAAGATATATATCACCATTCTGTCTTATTTCAAAGGCATTATGTCTAGCATTAATAGAAGTTCCGTTGCCAACTGAGAATAAAGTATTCCTACTATCACCAAAGGTTGTAGTTGCTGAGTTGCTTGCATTGTAAACTCCACTTGCATGTTCATATTTATTGTTTGCATTTGTTTGATAACCTTCAGTATGAGAATAATCAGCATTAGCTTTTGTAAAATATCCTTCAGCGTGTGAATATAATCCATTAGCAATACTCTGCTCGCCTTCAGCGTGAGCACATCGTTTGTTAGCATAAGTTGCCCATCCTTCTGTAAATGAATAAGCACCGCTACCATTTGAAGCATTTAATGTACAACTGATAATATCATTGGTAATATCAATGTTTGTTCCAGCAGAGTAAGTTGAACCTCCACCTCCAGTTGCACTGATGACATTATTAACGATTGAAATGCCACTTCCAGCTGTTAAGGTGTCTTGTTTGCCACTAACAGATTCATCAATCAAATTTAGAACATCAGAAGTTGTAGGATATTCATCTAAGTCAGAAGCGGTAATATACCCAGCATCGTTGTTAAAAGTACTTACTTCCGTTGGTTGGTTTATCAAGTCATCATAGTCACCACTGAAATCAGACTTGCCATCCCAATAATCCTTCTCTGCTGCTGTGACATGGATGTTGGTATTGCCACTGTGACTGTTGAAATTAGTGATTGTGGCAAACTTTGCATCAGACTCTGCTTTGGTGTATGCATCAATTGGTGTAGAACCACCAGTTGCACTGATGACATTATCAACGATTGAAATGCCACTTCCAGCTGTTAATGTGTCTTGCTTGTCATTTAATGCATCGTTAAGATTGTTAAGTGCAGCAGCGGTTACTTGCTCGACCTCATCAATCTTGTTATAGATTACTCTGTTTTCTACAGGATTTGTTGAACCACTATCTAAAACTGAATCTACAGTTAGTGTATATGCAGTTACATCTAGTTTCTCATCTAACAATGCATCAGTTGCAGTTTTATTATAATACTGTGTTGGGTCAAATGAGCCGCCACCAGCAACCTTTTCATCAATGGTTTCCTTGTCATAGGTGAATGCTGAAAGTTGAGCACCAGTTACATAATCACCCTTTAATTGATATTTGCCATCACTCTCACTCTTGGTATAGTAATTACTCAAGTCAATATCATCAATTTCGCTAGATAGTGTCTGGACTTCGCCACTAATGGTTGTAACATTACCACTAATGGTTTCTACTTTTTCATTTAAAGTTGTAACATTACCACTAATAGTCTGAACATCGCCACTAATAGTTGTGACATTTCCACTAATTTCATTTATCTTAGTATCTTGAGCACTCTGTGATGCATCCACTTCACTCTTGGTGTAGTAATTTGACAAATCAGTTGGCGTGTATGCACTTGCATCTAACTTGTCATCTAACAAATCATCAACCTCGGTTTTGTTATAGTAATTAGTTAAATCAATATCATCTACCTCTTCTTTGATTGTCTGGACTTCTCCACTAATAGTCTGAACACTTCCACTAATTGTTACAGTTTCGCTAGATAATGTCTGGACTTCTCCGCTCAATGTATCAATTTTACCATCTAATACTTGTACATCACCACTAATAGTCTGGACATCACCACTAATGGTTTCTACTTTTTCATTTAAAGTTGCAACATCGCCACTAATGGTTGTGACATCACCACTGAGTGCAGTTATCTTAGTATCTTGGGCACTTTGTGATGCATCCACTTCATTCTTAGTGTAGTAATTTGTTGGGTCGAATATGTCTGAAAGTGGTATACTGATTGCTTCTTTTCTAGAATCGGTATTAAATGTAATAACCAAATATCCATTTTCAATTACAACATTATCAACCATGCCGTCTTTAATAAATGCTGAAGCATCAATGTATGACTTTATGGCATTGCCGTGCATAAAATTAATTCTCTTTGCATTTGAATCATACTCTACCCCATCATAGAAATCAACGATTAATGCATCAGTTTCAGCCTTTGTATAAGTGTTTCCGCTTATATATTCTTTGGTGACATACTTTGCATCACTTTCAGCCTTTGTATAAACGTCAGAAGCATTAGCCTTTCCGACTTCAAGTGCTGTGATTCTCTGCAACTGTTCTGCATCAGCAGTTGTCCTTGCCGACACCTCATTGTTTAAATCGTTTCTAAGGCCATTTTCAGCCCCTTGAGCGCGATTAATTTCATTCTGTAGTGAAGTTGTAAGGCCACTGATTAAAGCGTCTTGAGAAGCGTCTTTTGCAGTTGAACGAGTAACTTCATCATTGATGAGTCCTTCGATTCTAGCCTCTTCACCCTCTGCTCTAGCAGTCTCAGCAGTCAACTGATTCTGAAGGTTGGTATCACCACTTATTCTATCAGCTATTTCCTTGTCAATCTTTGCATCAAGTGCATCTGAAGCATCTGTAAGTCCACTGATAAGCATGTCGTGTTCAATGTCCTTGTTGGTAGAGCGAGTGACTTCAGCATTGATGAGTCCTTCTATTCTGGTCTCTTCGGCATTTGCCCTTGTGATTTCTGCATCAATCTTGTCATCAAGGTCTTCTTCTGCTGCTTCTGCCCTAGCTATTTCAGCATCAAGGTCATTTGCAATTTCAGTTTCGGCTGACGTTGCCCTAGCTATTTCAGCATCCAAAGAATCTGTAAGTGCTGATTCATTTGTTACAATTTCTGCAATATCCGATTCTATCTCTGCTATTTTGTCTGCAATATTGCCGTCTGTCATAATTGTGCTTAATTGCACTCCGACTTCTTCTGGAGTGCTGTACACTTCTCCATTTATCATTAATGGGATGTCTGCTGACCAGACATTGTTAACCCAAGGTTGGTCTTGGTCTTTCAAATAGAAAGTGACCTTGTTATTTGTGATTTGATAGTAAACTCCACCAAATTCAAAACCTCTAGATTTCAATATCTTGCCATTATCATCAGCTTCAATGAACTGAACGTGACTGTTATTTGTTAAGATATATCTCATAATAATAATTAATTTTATATAAAGATAAATATACATAAAATAAAAAAGGGCTTTTCAAAAAGCCCTTTTGAAATAATTATTGAATTGGGAATATTCTATCAGCAAGTGTGCTCCATTCACTTGCTGTTTTATATGCTTCCACCGATGCTGACGGAGTATATATTGGGCAATTGTTAGTGCCGTTAAATGCATAGGCACTTGCCAATGTTGGAGGTGTTGTAGCATTAATTGTTATGCTTGTGAGACTACTACAATTATAGAAAGTGTGACTGCCGATGCTTGTAACTCCACTTGGTATGTCTATACTTGAAAGACCACTACAATAATAGAATGCATACTGACCAATACTTGTAACACCACTTGGTATATCTATACTTGTAAGTGACATACAACCTCTAAAAGTAGTATAACCAATACTTGTAACACCACTTGGTATATCTATACTAGTTAGACTTTGACAACCATCGAAAGCACTGTCAATCCTTGTAACACCACTGCCAATAGTACAAGTTGTGAGATTAGTGCAGTTTTGAAAAGCACCAGCAATGCTTGTAACACCACTTGGTACATTAATACTAGTAAGGCTTCTACAATTTTCGAAAGCACTATCACCAATACTTGTAACACTGTTACCTATGGTTACACTTGTTAGACCACTACAATTTTGGAAAGCTCTAAAACCAATACTTGTAACACTGTCAGGTATGTCTATACTTGTTAGACTAGTACAATTAGTGAAAGCATACTGACCAATACTTGTAACACCACTACCTATTGTACAACTTGTAAGACTACTACAATTATAGAAAGCATACTGACCAATACTTGTAACACCACTGCCAATAGTACAAGTTGTGAGATTAGTGCAGTTTTGAAAAGCACTCCAACCAATACTTGTGCAACCTTTTCCGACCTCTGCACTGACCATTGTTTGTGTGTATGGACTAAGCATATTTTGGGCTAACTGTCCACTGCCTTCTATATCAACTATTGTTCCGTCTGCAAGCTCTAGTCTGCACAATCCGCTATAAGGAGGTGCTTTTGGAGAGTAATGCAATTCATTCTCTTGTACACAATAGCTTACATTTGGGTAGTCTAGAGTTGCTTCTTCATACTGAGTATGATTATCAAATTTTGTAATATATTTCTTCATAATTTTTTAAATTAATTGTAAATGTCACTTATGTAATCACACATCTGCTTATACTGGTAAGTTTCCTTGATATTCTGAAATAGGATGTATGTTGTTTACCAGTGGATTCCAAGCAGTCTGATATACACTTATTTTAATTTCTTTTCCATATTTTACACTACTACTGAAGGATAATCTGTATGTGAATCTACACATTCAGTCTGTATGCAATCACCTTGTTCAATGCACTCACCAGTCTCTTCATCATACTCTAAGCAATCATATTCTGTGCATTCATTCTGGTCACAAACCTCAACTGACGGAACATCGGTACTCTTCAAATAGAATCCGCTTCCAAGAATATCACATAAGTCAATTACAGCGCTTTCGCTAGTGTCTTCATATACAATTTGCATAGAAGATTCGATGAGAATGCCATAATCAAGGAATCCTCCTACATCTGGGTCAACGTTTTTAGTTACACTAACCCTATATGCCCAAGTTGCATCATTTGGGGAATTGTAAAGAAATACTTCTAGGGCCTCCAAGTCCTCTATATTATATGCCATACCAAGGTCTATTTGATATACTTTTTGTGAAAAGTCAAATTCATTTGGGTCGGCACTTACCCATACATTTGGATTTGTCGGCTCACAAGTCGGCACTGGTATTACATTATCAAAATGTACTGTATCGCTGCTCACCACCCAACTCACTGATGGATAGTTTAACGTTGCAGCTTGGTAATCTGCTTCAGTTGTAAAACGTCTAAGGTTGTTCATTATTCTGTATTTTTTTCTTTTATTATTTTTATGAATTCATTATATTCTTTTTTTTTTTGAGTATTCTTCCTTGAACATTATGGAATTGCTTGAATTCTTGAAGCATAAGTTGACCAATTGGTTGCACTTTGGTATGCTGATACCGATGCTGCTGGAACATATATTGGACAGTCGTTAGTGTTGTCGAATACAGCAGAGCTTAATGTTGGTGGTGTTGCAGCATTAACTGTTATACTAGAAAGGCCACTACAATCTCTGAAAACACTAGTACCAATATTTGTAACACTATTTGGTATATCTATACTTGTAAGACTAGAACAACTTTGGAAAGCACTACTACCAATACTTGTAACACTATTTGGTATATCTATACTTGTAAGGCTTGTACAACCATTAAAAACACCATTACTAATACTTGTAACACTATTTGGTATATCTATACTTGTAAGACTAGAACAACTTTGGAAAGCCTCAACACCGATACTTGTAACACCACTTGGAATATCTATACTTATAAGGCCACTACAATTATAGAAAGCATAATCACCAATACTTGTTACACCACTTGGGATTGTTATACTAGAAAGGCCACTACAATCTCTGAAAGCATTATTGCTAATACTTGTAACACCACTTGGGATTGTTATACTAGAAAGACTTGAACAATTTCTAAAAGCACTAGTACCAATACTTGTTACACCACTTGGGATTGTTATACTAGAAAGGCCACTACAATCTCTGAAAGCACCAGTACCAATACTTGTAACACTATTTGGTATATCTATACTTGTAAGACTAGAACAACTTTGGAAAGCATAATCACCAATACTTGTAACACCACTTGGGATTGTTATACTAGAAAGGCCACTACAATCTCTGAAAGCATTATTGCTAATACTTGTAACACCACTTGGTATATCCATATTTGTGAGACTAGTACAGCCTCTGAAAGCCCAGCCACCAATACTTGTAACACCACTACCTATTGTACAACTTGTAAGGCTAGTACACCCACTGAAAACTCTATTACCGATACTTGTAACACAATCACCGATTATAACTGACTGAAGGTTTGTTAATGTTATTTCATTCTGGAATATTGCTGATGTTGAATCACATTCTGCTGATTCTGTATGGGTGTCTTTATATGTTGCAAGCCATTTACCATTGAATGATGGCTCTTCTGATGGATAAAGCTTAACATCACCAAGATATACCTTGACATTATCGCTTGTGCCAAGGTATAACTTATCTATATCTAAATTTCCTATTTTTACTCCCATATCTTTATCCAACTATCACATAAAGTGTATTATTATCTTTTGTTGCTAAAGCATTGTATTCAGCTTGGCTAAGTTTTACAAGTTTTAAACCACCAAGTGCTGTTGTATTTGCTGCTGTCGCTGTAATAGTGTCTTGAAGTTTTGAACCATCATTTAGGTATATGTCACCATTTCTTTTTATTTCAAATGCATTATGCTTTGCTGAACTTGATGTACCATTACCAACGCTGAATAATGTTGCTTTTGATGTATCAGTTCCACTTGTTGAAATGTTGTATGTTCCACTTGCAAATTCGCCTCTATTATTTGCCACAACGAAATATCCGCCAGCGTGTGATGCTTCGCCTTGAGCAACAGAACTATAACCTTGTGAATGTGAATAAATTCCGCTTGCAGTTGTTACAATACCTTCAGCGTGGGATGCATAGCCACTTGCAGTTGTTGTTTCACCTTCAGCGTGAGCATTTTGTGCTGTTGCTTTAGTTTGATAGCCTTCAGCGTGTGAATACTGAGCAGATGCTGTGTTAAGTTCAGAGCCTTCCTTGATTGATGTACTAACACCTTTCCAAATTGCAGCATCTAAACTAATTGTATTCGAAGTTGAAATTGCAATGCTTTTTCCAGCAGTTAACTTGTTTTGCTTTTTGCTCAAGTTTGTTTCAACCTCATCAAAACGGTCATACACTGCCTTTGCTGATGGAACTTGTGAATCAGTTGAAGCAGAAGTTACAGATGTAGTAATTGCTGATGTATCAACCTTTCCAGTTACACTGATAACATCATTAGTTATGTCAATGCCATCACCAGCGGTATATGATGAACCGCCACCTCCAAGTTGGTCTTGCAACTTAATATCTTGGCCGTCTTTGTTTATGTAAATGTCACCGTTTTGTCGAATTTCAAATGCATTATGCCTTGCATTATCTGCTGTACCATTACCAACACTGAATAATGCATCACTTGAAGAACTATTATACCTACCAAATACAACACCACCTCTATTGATGTTATATTCGCCAACAGTCAAAGTATGATAAAAATTGGGGTCACTTGTTGTTAATCCTATTTTGTTGTAGTCACCAATAATATAATGTCTTGAGCCATAATTATTAATAGTGTTATCATGACCACCAAAATAACAATAAATACCTTTATTAGTGTTATTATAGCCTCCTAAAGTTACAGAATTAGTTTCAATTTTTTCAAAAGGTAATGTACAGTTGATGGTATCAGCTGTTTCTCCAGTGGTAATGGAGATATTAGTGCCAGCACTTATTGCTTTTCCACCACCACCTTCAGCAGAAATGACATTTCCACTTATGGTAATGCCGCTTCCAGCTGTTAGAGTATCTTGTTTGTCATTTAATGCATCGTTAAGATTGTTAAGTGCAGCAGCAGTTACTTGCTCTACCTCATCAATCTTATTGTACAGTACTTTGTTTTGAACTGGGTTCGTTGAACCACTATCTAAAGCAGAATCTACAGTTAGTGTATAAGCACTTGCATCAAGTTTCCTTGTGTTGAGGTCATTCAGTGAACGACTGATAACTAAGTTTGTGGAATCAAACGTTGCCACATCAACTTTCTCATCTAACAGTCCATCAACCTCATCAAAACGGTCATAGACAGCACCTCCAGCTACAGCATTGGTATCACCACTTGTTATTGCACTTGACACTTCACTACCTAAGTTATCTTGCAACTTTATATCTTGGCCATCTTTGCTTATGTAAATGTCACCATTCTGTCTTATTTCAAAGGCATTATGCCTAGCGTTTTCAGCAGTACCATTACCAACACTGAATAAAGTATTACCACTATTACCAAATGTTGTAGATTCTGAAACAGAATTATTAAACACACCACAACTAAATTCATTTTCATTTTTTGCTCTTGTCCTATTTCCAATTGCTGATGATGAATCTTTATTTGCTATTGTTTGAAATCCTACAGTGAATGAATTACCTCCTAATGCTTGTGTTTGATACCCAAAAGAAACATCAGCTTGGTTTTTTGCTTTACAATTAGCGCCAAAAGCAAATGCCCAAAAACTAGTTGCACTTGAACCTTCACCTCCAGCAAAAGTATAATTTCCAGTTGCTTTACTATTTCTGTCACTAACTATTATAGAATTACTGCCAGTTCCAGCCGATATTGGAAGATTAAATGATATTGTGTCATTGGTTATGTCGATGCCTCTGCCAGCTTGCAAGGTGTCTTGTTTGTCATCAAGCAGACCATCAACCTCACTCTTGGTGTAGTAATTGTCAAGGTCGATTTGAACGGATGTGTCACCTAGCTTTTCAAATTCGCCATTCTGCCATATATATTCAGAATACACATTCATTTCACTTGGGTCTTCTGAAGGAACAAGATAGATGACATTCTCTTGTCCAACAGTCGGAAGCTCATCTACAATTTCACAGCGAAGTGAAGAACCAGCTTTTGACCAAGCATCAGCAATAGCATCTTCTAGTGCACTTACTGAAGAATATACTTGGCCGTTAAGCTCCAAATCTGAGACCATTGAAGTCATCAATGCCAATCCGCTAGTCTTGTGAAAATGAACTAGTAAGAAACTAACGTTGTCTTCTCCATAGACACTGTACACTTGTGTCGGAGACACGTTAATAACTTTGCCGTCACCAGAGACGAACTGTATGTTGCCATTTGTAGTTATTACTTTATTTTTCATATGTTCTATTTTGTATAAAGATTAATAATTAAATATTATGATTGTTTGCATTCAATTCTGTATATAATATTTCTTATCGATTGTATGCCTTTTATAATAAAGTCCGCCTCTCTTCTCTCTCCAGTCGGATTTGCTTCAAGAGTCCAACTTAAAACACCATTGCTTATTGTAGCAGTTGCATATCCCTCTTGGAGTTGGTGTCCGTCAAGTGCATAGTATTTGATTTCAACCTCATATGCTGTTGCATCACTCCTTAAGCCATTTGCAATGTTATAGAAATTTGAGAATGATAATGAACCACTTTGAGCACTTGCAGTATAATTATATTCTGCTTTACCTAAATTTTCAGAATTGCCACCGACAATTGCAGTTCCGTCAACTGTGCCATAGCTTCTTAAGTTTCTGCCACTTGGTGTTGTCATTCTGTTTGTGAAGAATGCAGACTTTGACTTGATGTCATATTCCAAGGTTGCAACGTGGCTGTAATATCCCTTCTCATCCCCAGTAGGAGACTGATACCTTGCTGATGCATTTGTGGTAGAGAATGCTTGAACATGGCCACTGACTGTCATTTCACTTACAAGTTGTGTATTTCCAGTTGGAACAAAGATGAATGGATTGCCTTCAGTACCGTGCTGCATACCATCACCCTTGTAGGTTTTGAATGTGATTGAACAGTTACCGTTTTGATATTCATTGTACCAGTTGCCATATAACTCACAATATAATGTTGTTATGCCTTCAGTTATATAGTCGTGGTCACATATTGTCTTCCAATTGACCAATGCACACTCATTTCCACTTTGGGTATTATCACCTCCGTGCTGCAAATACTGACTTGTTGCTGCTGAATAAGCTTCTCTTCCACCCAAACAGCCATAACCGACTGGTACTTCATCCAACGTCTTGTCTACAATCGGCAGATGACTGCCAAGTACAAATGTTGCTGTATCAAGGTCTTTGCCATCTTCGCTAGACCAATTAAAGGTGAATGTCAAATAATCAAAGTCTGGCAGTACCTTTTGGTCAACACCACTCTGCTTTATTACAATAACCTCACTGTACAAGTCATTATACTTTGCCTTGAACTTTGCAACTTTTTGTATATTCACATCATTTGCTTGTGCACTGAACGTCTTATAGAGTCTTCCATCATTTCCACTTGATATTTGTGTATATGTAAATGCAGTCTCTCCTTCATCCAATGGAACTGTCTCAAGAGTCAAATTGTCTAATGTTATAACGCCATCAACAGTTGCCCAATAATGGATGGTAAATGTCGTTGCAGATTCACCTTCAATCAAGTACTTGTTACTTTCAGCATTTACAGTGATAACGGTCTGTCTGCTTGGACATTTTTCTTCATTCTCCCTAACTATTGTGACAGCACTGAGATATGACATCGAATAAGGATTTCGGTCAATTCCAGTCACTTCTTCATAGCCATTTGTATGGAGCTGTCCATCTTCTCCTACCTCAAGCACACAATTGGATGTTATCACTTCAATTTTAGGCTCAGTGTCAACTGCTTCACAAGGATATTCGCCAAATTCTTCTTCAAGCTCTTCAGTCCAGTCACTTTCAGTTATTGAACTTGTGATTGTTTGGTTAAATGTAGCTGATGCATCGTTTTCATCAGTCATCGAAAGGACATAAATGCCAGTATTGCCTTCTAGACCACTCGGAAACACTTTAGTTTCACAATAAGACTCTTCTGTGTCTATAACCCAATTTGGGTCAGTGCTTTTTAATGGACACCTTAACAAGTTCATTGACCTTGTTTCTCTAGTTTGGCCATATGTTGGGGAATCAATGTTCACATCCATTTCGGTAAGTATCTCATATCCAGTGTTTTGAAGGCTCTCATCTAGCTCACAATATCTAGAAACCTCTTGCCAATTAGCACTTTCGGCATCACAGTCAGCATCAGCCACCCTTTCAGTCCTTGTAGTTTGAAAAGTCGGACTCATTGGGTTGACATCAATGTATGTTATGATTTTATATCCAGTTTTTGCCATAAATCTTAAATAATTTCACAAAACGAATCCAATACTTGCCAACTTGGATTAGCATTATTACCTAGAATCTTCACATTTACTTGTTTTACCTCATTGGAATCGTCTGAATGAGTCAAAACAAAGGTGAAATTCTGCTCATTTTCACTTACTGAAGGGCTGCATACCAAATATCCGTTAGAATCTTTAGTTACAGACAATGATGGACTTACTGTGTATGTGTAATCAGCACTTCCACCTTGAACTTGAGGTGTCAAAATGAACTGTGTAGTGCCATATGGAAAAACATAGCTATTATTTATCTTGATAATATTGACATTTACAGTTAAAGTCACCCTTTCCTTCGTTCTTCTATTCTGGAACACAATTTCATCGCTTCCTCCGACACCTTGATGATAAACTGTGACGATTGTGTTTCCTTCCACACCGTTTGTAGGTGAAATTGTGACATAATTTGGTGTTGAAAGCATTGTCCAACTGTTTTCTGAAGAAATTGTGACTGAACTTGAAACCGTTACTGAATTTAAGTTTAAAGTTTCAGCACTTTTGCCATTTATCAGAATTGTGCCTTCCACATATGCTGGACACAAGTCTAAATCATATATTCTGACTGGCAAACCTTCAAACCAAGCATTTGATTCATATTCTCCGATGATGTTATACCCACCATCTGACTGTATTAAGTTAAGTTTATATGCATCTTGCTTCAGTCCGCTCCATTGGCAGAGTTTATTGTTTCTGTCAAGTGCTTGTCCAGCTGCATTTACTTTAACGACATACATTGCAACGGCAAATCCGTCATTCATACCACCTTCGATTTCACAGTATGCTGCTGAGTATAAAGGCTTGAAAATCGGTGTATAAACTTTGTCCCTTGTGTTAAAATTATCACTGTAAACACTGAATAAAGGATATTCTGAAACATCTTCTAGTCGAATTGTGTAGCCTTGAGAATCTTCAGAAACACCTAACGAATAAGTTAGCGATGCTCCTTGTTTCCAACCGAACATTCTGTAATCACTGTCACCATTTGGCCTGAATGCTACCAAATAACGACCAGCTACAGAATCAGATAGAAGGTCTTCGAACTCTTGGTTGATATTATTAACTGAGAGTTCGATACTATGTGTCCATTTTCCGTCATCATAGTCTTCTTGGTATGTTGCATTAGTAAAATCAATCGAATAGAAAGGTGCACTAGTAATAATGGTGTCAACTACTAGCGAATAATCAGACCTATTGTCGTTTTCAAATTTCAGATTTTCAATATCACTTATGTTGTAAACATAGACTGGAGTCCTAATACCACCAACACCCATTGAAATGTCAGTGGAATTACAACCAACGCTTGACCCACCTTCTCCACCACTAGAGGAACTGTTGTTTAAGCTGATATTTCTTGTTAATTTACATAGTAAACTCATAAACTATTATTTTTCATAAAGATAAAAAGGGCAGTGTAACCCTTGATGAGTTACACCACCCTTAATGAATATATATATATTGTGAAATAATGAATTAAGCCATCAATCCTTTTACAACACTCCAATCAGTAATCTTGACAGGTGCATTAGGCTGTGCACCACTGAATACAAAGTTGATACCATTTGCATCACCTTCAGCGGTACCAGTGTCATAAGTCCAAGTCTCAGCGGTCAAACCGTTGTCTACACCAAATGCATAAACGTCTCTGTTCTTGGTCTCAACGAAGATTATAACACGACCAAGGAACCAGTTGTTATATTCACCAATCATATCACAATCGAGCTTTGCAATCTGACCAGTTACAGCGTGCTGATGATAACGAGACTCGTTGTTACCACCGATTGTACCAGTTGAAGTGGCATTGCCAGTTCCATCAAGGATTGCAAAGTTGTATGCCTTTTCGTCTCCAAGGTCAATAGAGTCAACACATGAGCCACTCTGTGAAGCAGTAAAGGTGTAATCTTCAGACCAGTTAGCGATAGCCATTCTAAGAACACCGCTTACATTAGGAGAGCATTGTGCATCAATACCTTTTGCTATTTTACAATTAAAAGAAGCCATATTATCTAGTGTTTTTATGAATATTATTATTAATTAAATGGAGAGGAAGTACTATTATTTCCTCCCCATATTTGTGTGTTTTTAAGTTTAAACTGAATAGATAACCACCTCGTCACCGAAGATGTAACCAGCGTCTGCACGATAAGCACCCTTTGCATACCACTTGGACTCATCATACAAATCGTTACCCATCTGGGCTCTGATTTCAGTAGTGTCACTCAAAAGGTCAGTTGCAAAGTAAAGGTTGTCCTTAGAAGCAGCAATCATAGTGCCCTTTGGAAGTCCAACAAGACAAATCTCTACACCCATATAGAAAATCTTACCACCTTCGATAGTGAAAGAAGGAAGAGTTACTTGATAATTAGTAGGAGTGGTAGAAAGTGCTTGCTTCAAATATCTCATAATGTCAAGTGACACAAAGATTTTAACAGCTGCCTTCTCTGGCTCAAACTCGCCCTCGTTCAAAACATTGTCAGGAATTGCATCATAAACTCTCTGAATCTCAGCAAGAACATTAGTTGAATCAATCGTTACAGGGTTCTGAACCTTAATGGTGTCAGCATCAGCAAGAGCCTTGTCAAGAATACCATCGTGGATGCCAGCAACTGTATTACCACTTCCACCCCAAATCAAACGCTCAACGTCATTTGAAAGACTGTTCTGCAAATGGAACATCAAAGCACTCTCAAGACTCTGAGGCTCACCAACTGCTGGCCACTTGTCTTTCGTTGCACCAATGCTATTGAAGACCATTTCAGAATAGATTGAGTCAAGCTCTTCTAAGCACTGCTCTTCATTAATCTTGAAATTCTTAACGGTAATGGTCTTGCCATCAAAGGTAAATCTCTGGGTTGGAGTCCATTCACAATTTCTACCATCAACTTGGGAAATGGTGTTTTTGTCCATCACTAACTTCTTAATGTAAGTATCTTTAGTTACATTAGGAAGAACTCTCACATAACCATTGTCAATAGTATGTGCTTTTTGAAGGGTCTTGTAAAACCACTCTGGCTGATTCTTTACAGTATACTGTATGTTGTTTTCAATCATTTTATTAGCTGCCATAGTATTTTATTTTTTAATGTAAATTATTTTTTATTTTTGATAAAGATAATTATTTTTTATTTTTTATAATTAAGCAATTTGATTGCTTCATACAAGTCATTTTCTTCAGAACTTTGAGCAATTACACTTGGAATCGGTGATGCTGATGGTATTCTTTCTTTCATCAAGCTCAACTCAGACTGAACACTGTCCTTTGCTGCAATCAAGCTGTTGATAAAGTCAACGACCTCTTGTGGAAGATTGTACTCAACGCCATTGATGTCAAAAGGCACAAGAGTGCTTGGAATTTCTTCCTTTGGCTCTTCTACTACCACTTCTTCCTTTGGCTCTTCATCAACTACTGCATTTGCAACTCGTTTTTTCTCTTCATCCTCTTCATCTGAACTTTCGCCATTCTCTTCAGTGCCCATAGACTTGTCCTCATCGCTAGGTTCAGCATCGCCTCCGTCAGCTTCTGCTTTAGGCTCTGCACCATCTTCTTTATTTTCTTCATCTTCTTTTTCTTTGTCTTCTTCCTTTAGTTTCTCTTCTGCAATTGGAGCTTCAACTGGTTTCTCTTCACCATCTTCGTTGTTAGCACTACCACTTTCAGTTCCGACAAACTTATTCTGTGAGTCCACAACGAAATAATTGCCATCTGCCAATAGATATTTGCCTTCATCGACAAGGTTGTATTCTTCATCCCTTGCAAATCCTTCAGCATCAACCTCAATGTAGTGGTCATCGTCAAGATAGTATTTCAAGGAAACCTCACCACTGTTGGTCTCATCCTTTTTGGCTGTTTTTGCAATGTCTTCTGCTTCAGCAGACACTTCATTCATAAAACTGATAAATTTCTGGAACAAAGACATCTGTTTTGCTGTAACATCTAATTTATCCATATTAACATTAATATTTACATTTGAATTATTTTTAATCATACTAGTGAATGCTTCGATGGATACACCCTTTAACTCACCGCTCTTAATTCTCTGCCATATCTTTCTGTTGTGTACCTTGAAATGTACCATCAACGTTCCTTCTGGCAGATTAAAGCAATACTTGGTGTTTGCATCATCCGTTTCAGCATTGTCAATTGTCCAAATTCTCAGCATATAGACATCTTTCTCAAGGGCATCTTCATACTTCATATCCTTATTGTAGAATGTTGGATGCATTACAGTGAAATTGTTGAACCAACCATTTGCAATGTACTTCTCAGCAGCAATCCTAATAGTGTCGGCAGTCCATCTTATGTAATACAACTCACCCTTGTCATTTTGTCTTAAAATCAACTGATTCGGAATTAAGACTGGAGAAACAATCTCTCTCTTCTCCCTAGATGACATCCAAATCATCTGCTGCTCAGTCATAGCCTTGAAAGCGACAAAATCTTGCATTATCGCTGGTTCGTCTACTAAGCTGATTGCAGTCAGTCCTAAACTATTGTCATCTATTACCACATCATATATAGGAAAAGTATTATTCATATTTTTTTACTTTTTCATAAAGATAATTAATAAAAAATTTTGCTTTTTTAAGATATTTTATATATATTTGCAAAAATAAGTTAAATTATGGGCAAACAAATAGAAGAGTGGAGAGACATTAAAGGATATGAAAGTCTCTATCAAATATCGGATTGGGGTAGGGTTAAAGCACTAAAGAAAAATGTGACTGGAAAAGGTAAAAATCAATATGATGATGAACATATTCTAAAACTACATAAAAGTACTCATTATGGTAAAGAACGTGTACAAGCAACTTTGTATAAAAACGGTGTAAAGAAATACCCAATTGTGTCAAGATTAGTGTATGAAGCATTTCTCGGTGATATACCAGAAAATATACAAGTCAACCACATTGATGAAGACCCAAGTAATAATTTCGTTGAGAACCTTAATCTAATGACTCCAAAACAAAATACAAATTGGGGAACTTGTATTGAAAGAAGAAAAGAAACTTTTAAAAAGAATGGTAAACTGTCAAAACCTGTTGACCAAAATGATATTGTCACTGGTGAGATTATTGCTACATATCCATCTGCAAAAGAAGCTGCAAGACAATTAGGGTTTGCTCAAACAAACATTTCAAGGTGTTGTAATGGTGGCTTCAATTGGAAAGGTAAATGGATTAATATGAATAATGCTTATGGTTTTACTTGGAAATATAAAGAAAAAGAACAGCCTAATTAAAGACTGTTCTTTCAATTTATTTAATAAGTGGTGAAGAGGAGCCAGCTAGTTCACGAACTTGTGTTAGATGATTAATGCCTTTGGCAATTTGTACAACTTCTACTACTGGGTGCATATCAATCATTCCGACACTTTCTTTGATGACTTGAGTGGTGCTGTTCCTTTCAATGTTGTTGACCATTCTATTTGTGTCGATAACGCCACCAACAGCATAACGCTTGATATTAGAAGATGTTTTTAACAATGTATGCTTTCCACCATTGCCATCAGCATTTATTGCATCAAGCAGTGGAAGATACTTGGCTGTGCTCTTTCTGTTAATCACTGCTTCTCCACGCTCAACTTCCACACCCATAGAAGGAATTGGATTGCCACCATCTGAATGATAACGCCCACCAAGGATGCCACCGTCTGCTAGCTTTGACAACTGCTTTGCAATTATTGCAGTTTGTGCAGCACCCATAGCACCGATTATTGCTGCAAATATTGCACCTAAAGGCCAGCCCCAAGTCAAAGCTTTTGTGACTGAAACAGCAGTGTTAGAAATACCTTCTGCAAGTGACATCTTAAGCTCTAGTTTCTTCTGTTGTTTTTGCTTTCTTTCGAGTTCCCTTTCGCGTTTTTCTTTTTCCCTTGCAAGCCTTTTTTCTTCAGCTTCCCTCTGGGCTAACAACAGCATTTCATCTGCTTGCTGCTGCTTTAACGCCTCAAGCTGGTTGCCACTTGCATTTGCCATTTCGTTTTTGATTTCGGCAAGACGTTGATTTGATGCTGCCACTTGTTCAACTGACTTGTCATGCATTTCAGTTGCCTTGTCAAGTGCCTCTTGAGCTTCTTCTATTTGGAATTCCAACAATGCACTGAATGCTTCTGCAATTGGGTCAAATACATTTTCAAAAAATACATCTGCAAGCTCTTCTAGGTTTTCAAAGACCTCTTGTTCACCATCCCATAAGGAATCCCAATTGGTGTTACCCCTAGCATCAGTCTTAGACTCTTTTTTGTTTATCGGTGAAGCATTGCTTATTCCGCCTTTACTAGTAGGTACTCTCTTACCTTCCGAACTAGTTTGTGCTTTTTTCTGAAAGTCCAAAAACTCTTGAAGTGCTTTTTTCTTTTGCTCTTGTGCATCACGATATTCTTTAGAATCTTCGGTATATATGGCTTTTACACTTTCAAGATAATTGTTCCAAGTTGCTTCAAGGATTGGAAATTGCTTAACCGTCTGGTCATAAATCTTCTTCCAATATTTTTTGTACTCTTCTTCAGCTTTCTTCGCTTTCTTTGGACTGAACAGTCTGTCATATACACTAGCACCTTGATGAGCATCTTGGTCTGAACCAAGTTCTTGGATTTTTGACTTTAGATTATCTATTGTCTTTTTGTATATTTGGATTGTTTGTTGTGCAACCTTCTCATTTGTTTCTTTTTCAAGCTGCTCTTTGTTTTTCAAGCCATCCTTTACATAGTCAATATAGACACCATATAAATACTTGTACTGGTCTTCTGTAAGATTTTTGAATATTTCATTTTCCTTTGCAAACTCAGCAAATAAACTAGGAGATACTTCTTTGCCATACTCTTGTGACTTTTTGACAATTTTGTTTATTGCAGCCATAAAATCATCAAGACTTTCAATCGAGTCATTGATGTTATTTCTGAAATCTTCGAAGAAATCATATAGATTTAACTGCCTCTGCAATTGTTCACGCTCTGCTAGTTTTTCGTTTAGCTTGCCCATTGCTTTAACATATTCTTCAAGTGGGCCATTTTTGTATCTTTCTAGTTCCGCTTTTGCAATTTCTATTTCAAGATTCTTCTGGGCAATAAGATATTCAGCAGTTGACTTATACAGTTTTTCATCAGCTTTTAACCTATATTCCCTAAGTTCCTCTTGCTTCCTTGCTTCTTCTTCTGCTGCTTGTTTTGCCGCTTGGGCTGCTTGCCTTGCTGCTGATGCTCTTTCATTTGCACCCTTCTGAGCTTGTTGGGTTTTATACTCTTCACATTCTCTATTAAAGTTAGCTTCGTCAATTTCAATTTTCCTTAATTCATCAGCATTGTCTTTGGCTAATTTCTTTCTTTCAGCAAAACTTTTTTTCTGTAGTTTTATTCCTTCTTCAGAATACCTAGCTTCATTGCCTTGACGAGCCTTTAACATATTAAGCTGATGCTCAGTCTGTTTATGCTCTTCTTCGTTTAATGCATTAGTTAAAGCAGCAGCAGTCCGCTTTGCAGCATCGACATAGCCATCGATTCTTTCCTCCATTTCCCTTTGTGCTTCTTTAGCAGCTTCTTCAGCAGAAGAAAAGATACCCTTTACACCGTCTGCAACTCTTTGAAATGCTCCAGAGAAATCTAGATGAATTAAGTCAGAAATTACACCAATCACAGTTTCAATTGGAGTCACAACCCATTTCACTATTGCCCTTCCGAACTCAAGAAATACAGACTTTAAACCAGAGAAAAAATTACCTAATTTTGATAAAAATGGAAATGTTTTTTGAAACCATCCAACAAGGTCTTCCCATTTTTCAATCAATGCTGAAACAACGGAAATGATAAGACCAATACCGATTGAAGCCAAAGCAATCCTCAGTGCCTTTGCTCCGATGCTTGCACCTTGCATTCCTTTGGTCAATAATCCTAAACTGCTGTTGAACAACTTTGCAGTGATTGAACCAGTCTTTAGCGTTTCTGATAGTTGCTTAAGAGACTGAATGACGGTCATTGCACCAGCAAGCTTCTGTATTGCCTTTTCAGTCGCTTCACTCTCGATGCCAAGAGCACTCATAGCACCCTTGTATAATCCAAATGCTGCTGTTGCTGATTGTGCAATGTTGATGACATCATCAAGTCTCTTGGTATCTGAAGCAAATCTGTTGATTTCCTCGCCAGCATCACCAATTGCATCTTTCAATTGTCCAGCTTTCTTTGCAAGTTCAACAAACTTTGGGTCAGCCTTGTCAATGCCATTAGCTAGCATATTAGCCATCTCTTGCTGATACTCCCTCAACTCTTGCTTCAAGTTCTTTGTGGCTTGTGCATAGTCACCGACATTTCGTTGGTGATTTCCAAGTGATGCATCAAAGTCCTTTAACTCTTGGTTAAGTTCAGCATATTTCTGTTGAAGTTCAGAAGTATCACCAGCAGTATTTTTGATGACCTTGCCCATTGCCGTCAATAACTGTTGCTTTTGGGCATAGGTGTTTCTCAAGTCCTCTTGAACAATCAACTCAGCCTTTTCCAAGTCAAGCTTGTTTTTGATTTCCTTGGCATTCTCTTGAAGCACCATCTTGTTTGACTGAAGTGCAGTCTGGTATTCCTTGTTATACTCATTGATTTTCTGCTCAGTCTTTGCAAGCTCATCCATCGACTTAGATGCAGCATTGAAATGACCGCCACTTTCTGCAACCTTTGCACCTAATTTATCCAATGACTCTTGGAGAGTAGCGATACCTTCGATACTCTCCTTGATGCCATCGATAATAATTTTATATTCTTTCTGTTTAGACATTAGTTTTATTTTTCATAAAGAAGTTATTTTAGAGTTAGCAATGACATTGTAGCATCATCTTGTTCGGCCACATCATGGCCTTCTATAGCCTTTACTTTGTATAAGCCGTCATTGAACTTGATGAGTGTTCCGCCATTAATCTTTGCATATAGATTATTTGGCAATTTTATCGGAACGTCAACTTGATAACCAGTTTGAACGTGCAGATTAAAGAATATATCTGTAATGGTCTTTCTCTTGCCACCATCAGTATTCTGTACAGTGTTATTGTAGTCTAGCATATAATATCTGAAACTGCCATCGCTCTGCTTTGTCTCAATGTTGTTGCTAGGTATCACAAGTCTGCAAATTCTATCCCTTCCGTCACTCTCATCATATTTAAATTCTATGTATTTATACATCGCTGTATTAATATCCTTTGCTAAGAAGAAAAACCTCATCGTCTTTGATGTGCTAGGTGCATCCGTTTCAGCATTGCTGTAAGAATAATCTTCACTAAAGTTAGACTTGTCAGCTAGGACTGATATTGGTGCTCCACTGATGCTTAATCCTAGTCCGTTTATGAAACGGATGTTTTTATACCAACAGTAACTCCATTGTGACTCCTTTTTGTCAATAGAACCACTTGTATTCGTTTCATTTGAAACAATGATGGAACCAGTATATCCGCTATCATACCAAGGAAGATTCTCTGTCTTGTATGGCGATTGGTTTCCATCAGCATAACCAGTTTCATTTGTGTCAATCTTCCAACTAAGCTGCCTTTGTGAAGGAGTGTTTAGAGCCTTGAACTGAGCATCCTTTACATTAGTTAAATTTTCAATTGATATTATGTTGCCGACAACACTATTCATTGCAGCATAGTCGATACTGAATGTATTCTTCATCGGCATTGTCAACTGTAGGTTAAATGTCTGAAGGAAATTGTTCAAGTAGTCATTGCATTTCATCGTTGGTAAGAACTCGTTCACATTCGTCTCTTTAGCTTCCTTGATGTTGTTAAAGCTAGGAATCGGATTTGAAACCGTTGGAGTCCATTTCTTATTGTTCGTTATTATACCCATTTCGAAGCTGAAATCACACATTGTTCTGTTCACTCTGTATTCTGGACCTTCCCATCTTGTGTGACCCATACCAAAAGCACCACCGCCATAAGTGTCATTTGGGTATGTCATTATCGGCATAAGTAGCTCCACATACAGTGTATCACCTTTCTCAAGCCATACAACAGTGTTGATGTTCCAACGTCCGTTTGTGTCATTTTGTGTTGATGCTGATGAGCTTGAAGCACCAGCATATGTGATGCTGCCGATATTTGTGGTTGTATCCCATCGCTTTGTATCAAAGTCAGCCATATTATAGCCTTCGAAGTTTGAATAACTGTCTTGCCTTACTAGTACTTGTGCAGTCTGCTGACCATATTCATAGTTGTTTTCGCTAACTTGGAAATACTTGATGTCATCATCACCCTTTGTCTGGACATTCAGCGTTTTTGACACATTCGGCAAAGCTAAACCAAGTCCTAGCTTTGATGATTTCAATGGTGCTCTCATAGGGCCTTTTTTGTAACCAGCTGCAAGCGGAAAACCGAATCTTGCACCACCTAGCCTTGAGCCACATATGAAATCATTTGTCGGAAAGTCTGAATATTCTCTCACATAAGTTGTCTTGCCATTCTTTCCATAAAGTCTGTTTCTTTCGCTTGACATGCACTTGAGCCAAGAGCTATTGTCTTCATAAATCACACTTGTGGTTTGTGAAAAGTGTGTAGGCATACAAGGAACGAATGAGTTGAATGAATAAAGAGTTGGCCTTTCTAAAGGATACCCTTTCTTTATCTGGAACTCAAACGGCATTGTAGACAGTGTTGAATCATCACGACCACTCTTGCAACCACCAATTTTTTCTCTATTTTCTTGAGAATATGTATTGTTCGAAGTGTCTGGATATTTCATCCATCCTTCACAGTGTATCTTATACCATCCGCTTGCTGGAACATATATCATCTTTCCTTCAGTCTCAGTTCCTTCAGCTAGCATCTTATAGTCATTGTTATAAATTATAAATCTTACATTACTATCGTCAGTTGACAATGGAACATCAACGCCATAGAGCATATTTCCATCAAACTTTCCGCTTTTCATACTAACCTCATCTTCAGTCCATACAGTAGCCATTTCAAGTGTTGATGGTATGTTTTTTCCTCTGTAGTTGTCATATGAACAACTGAACTTTACATAGTATGGAACAAGCCTCTTGTCTAGATAATCTTGGTATGAAAACTGAAATGTCTGGTATAAATCCTTAAATTTCTCATCATCAAATATATTGCCTTGAACATTATATCCTTCTGTTTTGAACATATCCTTTAAGACTGAGCACACATTGAAACAAGGAAATATATTGTCATTGTTCATTGTATGATAGCCATAGTCTAATCTCTGGGTGTAGAAATCCAAATTGTCAGACATTGCCTTTGTAGCATCATTGAACGGAATGTTGTACAATAGATAAGGATAACAAATGTGTCTGTCTCTGTACTTCTCCTTTGGGATGTCAGTTGTCTGCAATCCCATCACATAGTTATTCTGCTGTGACATATCCGTCATATTGTTCATCGGCTTCATATGAGGAATGATTTCATTTAACTGTCTGTCACCAAGGATGTCGCTTACAGTTGCATTTGCTGGATTATACAAATTGCCCTTGAAATATTCACTGTCAATTTCTGATAATTTTAATTTACCTTTTAATATCAATATTTCATCGACATATAACTCAGCATCATAGATTCTAGAGAATTTGTTAGGAACATCAAATGAATCAATGAAGCCGAATATTCTTTTATTATTGACTGACGTTGGTATTTCAATCGTGTAAGAATATTCGATTTCTTTGACTATCAATTCAGCTTCATCCTCGAATTCCTTCTGCAATGTGAAGTAAGTATTCTGGTCAAAGTCACATAGTTGATTTTCAATATATAATTGTATATTCATCGCTTAAACGTTTACTTGATTATCTGCTTCATGGTATTCCATCTCTAACTCAAATTCATCATCAGCACTGTTGGTTTCAATGTCGAATTTATCAACTACAATCACTTTGTATTTTGGGTTGACCGTTCCCAAGTATTGATAGACATATTTCGACTTGTTCAGCTCATTCAGCCATCTTGCAGTATCAATGTCAACTTGGTGAGTGGACAAAGTGTATGACACTTTATTCATCTTCTGCTTGACATACTGAAGCTCATATTTGTCACTCCAATCCTTAATCGGATTAATAAAATATGTTGACTGGTCATCAATGCTTCGCTCAACAGTCTTTGTGTTTGTGAAATTAAAACTGTCAATGCCTCCTAGTTCATTAAGGAAAAACACCTCATTGTTTCCCTTGCACTTTGGCTTTATATTAAATCTGACTGGATATGATTCCCTTCCACCGACAAGAGCATATACATCAACATATCCCACTTGATGATGATACCTAGCTTCGATGTTGTCCAAGTCCAATGTATCATAAATATCATATCTTATGCCATTCTGCTCAATGTACTCACAAGTTCTGTCAGTCTGCAAAAACACACCACTGTTGGTATAAAAGTTTTTGAAAATTGTAACTTGAGAATCACTTAATACACTCAAGCCATAATGCTCACCATAGTTGTAATAACGATTTTCATTGTTGGTTAGGAAATGAACCTTGTCCGCGTTGTAGTACTTATTGTAATCCACACTCTGGAACTTGGATAAAGTTGTTGGCATTATCGTCACTGCTGTATATGGCACTGTTACAAGTGATGCTTGAGAATCATACACTTGATATGCTGTTATATTCAAGTCCAAAGGTTTCTTGAGACTAGAATATTGGAATGGAGAAGAAATATTAAATGAAATCGTTGGATTATTGTTATATTTCTCCATTGATATACAGTTTGTGTTCTCATCAATCTTACCTTGCAACATAACCACCATCTTGTTTGGCGATACTGCATTATAAGAACTATAAGTGCCTCCCACAGTCAATCCAGCGCCCTCTACAGTGATATTATACTTGATGGAGGTATCAATGTAAGCCTTCAATATATTAACGTGTTCTAGCGTTATATTGTAGAAGATACTGTTAAGTTTAAGACATTCCATAAGAGACAATGCAACCAAGCCACTCGTCTTGAAGGAATCAGCAGATATAACAGAAGAAGGACTACCTACAATCTCCTTGTAGTAGCCGTCATCATTATTTGCATCCTTGATGATTATCTTCAAGTTTGAAGGTGAACCAACTGCAAATGTCACATATGGTGAATCAGTTGTATGTGTGTTGTTCAGCACTATAAAATTGTTTAATGAACTTGCTAATAATTTGTTTGCCATATCTTAATCGTTAAAATAATCATCTAATATTATTGTGGCTGCTTCAAATATCTCATCAGCCCAGTCATCCCAATACTCATCTGTAAGGTCTTCCATCACAAGGTCATTAGGGTTGTTTGGGCTTGTCCATAAATTGTCAGGCATGTCAAATATCGGCCTTGGCTTGATTCCATTCTCCACAATTGACTTCCATACAAAGTATATTGTTGTATTGTCGCTCTTACCCAACTTCCTCTGACACCAATCTGCCAATACCTCGACTGCAATCTCCCAAGGAAAAGGCTTGTTCGGCTCTCTACCACCTTGGATATAGTCAATGTAATCATTCACCAAAATGGTTATCACACCATTCTCAGCATCTTCAGTCACAGTCAAATCATTATATAGATTTGAATCAGTCAGTGTGTCTTTCCTAGCCTTGTCATTAAAACCGTGAGCAGTGATAGCAGCCTTTGAAATCATCTTGCACTCATCAGCAATACTTTTGATGGTATCACTTACATTTTTAATTAACTCTTCCTTGTTCATAGTGTTATCTTTGGAAATTTATAGTCAAACGACACATCAACACATCCTTGAGCATCATCAGTGTTAATCGGCTGCAATAACTCACCAAGGTCAAACTCCTTGGATGGGTCAAAGTGCTCTTCAAGGTCACAATAGTTAATTGGGTTGTCAACCGTTATGAGCATTGTGCAACGGACACCAGCAGCATTGTTGTCATACCAATTTCGAAGAGTAATGAAAGAATAAGAAATAACCTTTATTGAAGTGTTGTATTCATTCTCATCATACTCATCATAGTTTATTGATATGTCCTTTAACTTTGCCACAAAGTTCAATGCTATGGAATGAGCAACCGTCTGGCATTCTTCCACTGACAACTGCCTTGTATTAAAGTTTTCAAAGGCTTGAGGTGTCATCACAACATCAAAATTGACAGTGCATCTAACACTGCCGTCAGACAAAGTTGAATCACCAACATAGATAGGGTCTTCAAGGAACACTAGTGGGTGATTTTCCTCACCAATACCACTTCCCTTTGACAATCTATCATACTTGAACTGACGAACCAATTTATGCTCTCTAGCTATATTATAAAATGTCCTAATTATAGAATTAATCATATTATATTTATTTTATATAAAGATAAAGGATGACATCAGCCATCCTTTATACTCTTACTACTTCCAAAAATGATTTAGTTACTTTTGTATTGTAATCCATTTTTGCTTGAAGACATATTGCTAAACTCATACATCTGTCATCATGTTTTCCAGTCTGTGCTTCAAACTGCATCTTTCCAGTCTTGGTATATTTCACAATAAATGTTCCTAACTCACTGTACAACTCATTGTCAATTGTGTTAAAGTGAATATTTTTGTTTGCAATGGCCATTGCAAGCTCACTGACAGCCTTTTCCTTGCTTTGGTTGGTGGTTGTCCACTCCTTTAATTTCGACTTGTTAGAGACGAGTTTTTGTATCTCATTCAACATCACAGCACCAATGCTGTTTATCTCTAAATAAGCCATCTGCAAATTGCTAGTTGAATTGATAATATCTGCAATCTGCCGATACTTTGAATCAAGAGTGCCTTCCACCTTGTATTGCTTCACTTGCATTGATTCATTTATCTTGGTGACAATCGTTGCATCCTCACCATTTGCTGAGAGGTCAACGCCAATCCACTGCTTCTCATCATACTTGTATTCATATGGTTCAAATACTTGCTCAAACCCTTTGAAAAAAGTAAGCGATGAATCTAGAAATTCAACCAAGAACTCTTCTTGAAAACCAATTGGTGACACACTTTTCTTTATTTCTTCTATTTCTTCTTCACTAACTAAGTCATCATCATAGATGGTTGCACTGATTTCTTTATAGCCCTTTTCTTTTGATACAGCCTTCATATACATATCATAGAACAATCCACGCTTGCCCTTTGGAGTGCTTATAATGAGTATCTTTGGATGTCTAGCCTTTGTAATCGGCATTATAACTGATGACCAAGGCTCACTACCATCAGCTAATGTGTCTGGAAAGAAACTCGCCTCATCTAAGACTAATAACCCACTGATGGTATAACCACGAATGGCTGTTGGTGACTCCATTGTGAAGAACTGAAGATAACTGTTGAAAATTGTTTGGATGGTTAATGTTGATGCATTCGCTTTTTTAATAACTCCAGTATTTTCTAAAAGCTGTGTTATCTCTTTGTAAACCTTTCTACCTTGTGAATATGTTGGACTGATATATGCATTGAATGTAAGTGGCTTGCACATAGATTCAATAAGTGCAATCTCGGCAAAGACAGATTTTCCGCTTTGTCGAGACCACCTTGCAACCAATACCTTTGTGTCATCGTCATGCAATAAATTATAGGCTTCCTTCTGTTTTTTTGTGAGGTTTATATCAAAGTGTAGATTCATCTTCAGCATCATTATTAAAACCAAAGGAAACTTTTATGCCTTCTTTGTTATTATTTATCTGTATTGCTGTCTGTGGAGTTTCTTTTCGCTCAACTCCAAATATTCTAGACATACTATCTAGAATCCCTCTTGCATTAAACAAATCCCCCCTTTGAATTGCATCTTGCAGCAACGACTCATAGCGTCCGAAAAACATATCCCTTAATTTTTCAGCTTCTATATTCCTATCTTCAGCGAATCTATCTAAGGCAGCATTGTAAATATAAGCAGACTGTCTGGCTTTCACTGGTTTATTGCCATACAAACCCTCTTGAATCTTCTGAAGACAATCAGACCTTGATACTCCATTTGCAATGTCAACATACACAAGGGAAACTGTATCATCAGCCTTGTTGTAAGCATCCGTCAATGTCGGTGCTGTACCAAGTATTGTGATTGGCGATTTCTTTGCTTTTCTTTTCTTTTTATCTGGGTTTCCGTGTGATTTTGATAACATAATATCATATTTTTTATAAAAAATAATGGGCTACCATTCAAGTAGCCCATTGTTATTATTTTTTAGTCTCGCCTTCTACTTTCTATTTTTGTTCATTTCATTTCTAAATTTCATCTGGGCATTCTCTGCTACAGCTTTTGCATCAAGATACTGCAAATATGCAAAAACATCTTGAACATCATAATCTAGAACTCTCTCAAGCTCCAAGAATTGATGGTTAGCCATTGTACTAACTATATGCATCCACTGGAAATCTTTTAAGAATTTTCTATACTTTGGAGCTGTTGGTTCACTTCCTCCATTTTCAAATAGGCTTTTGAAAGTTTCTTCAAGGCGAGACCTTTCTTGAAAAAATGGAAAACCAACGGCAACGCTTCAGAACAAGGCAAATTCCTAACCTTTTCCATCATTTTTTCATATTTGCCATCATAAGGAATCCATTCACCCTTCTCATCTTGTGTCAACAATAATATTGATAACAACTCAATGTACTGCATATCACTCTCCTCACCCTTCATCACCACATCAGCATCAATAAACTGCCTCATGCTCATCTTGTCCATCGGAGGTATAGAATATCGCTTGTTGTCAATTACAATACCAGCCTTTGCATTCTTCATAAAAAAGTCACCATCATATATAAATTGAACGGATTCATTTAATAATGCATAAATGTTCAATGGCAAATCAAGACAAAAATCATCATCCTCACCTAATAGCCTTGACAGAATCACTGATTCAGATTCCCTTATCAGCTTGAACTTGTCAATATCCGACATTTCATCATCTATCTTGGGCAATTTGTAAAATGCCTTGCAATACTGCTCCAAGGTCAAGGTATGCCAAGATGTAGGAAGCTTGTACTTCTTTCCGTTTATTTCCAAATCTAAATATCCTTTATCCATACTTTACTCCTTTTGTTTCTTTGGTCTTCCAACACTTCTCTTAGGCTCTTGAACCTCTTCATTCTTCTCCTCCTTGGTATCTTCCACCTTGTCCTCTTTTAACGCCTCAGAAGGCTCTGGAACGCTTCCTAACTGTATTCTGTTCTCAGCATTCTCAATCGGCTGTGCTTCTTCTGCCTTGTCTTCAAAATCAGCTTCAGTTGCAAGGCCATTATTAATCAATGTAAGCTTTCCGAACTTAAGATAATTCACCAAACCATTGTAGTACTTTGGTGACTGGCACTTGCAACCTTGTGCAGAGTCATTCGTTCCATAAACTTCATTGTAATATCCAACTAACTTTGAAAATGGAAATGTTCGTCTGTTTGAACCAATTTCATCTAGATATTTCTTCGCTAATTTAACTTTCTCTAATGTGTAGCCATTCTTTGCTGCTACTGATATATTTCTTTTTTCCATAAAACTATTTTTTTTACAATGTTATTTCTTATAAAGATTACTTGTGACTTAAGTAAACTGAATATGCTAGACAACTAGCAGTTATTAATCCCCACAATGCAAACCAAGGATTCCAAATGTATGCTAGAATAATATTAGGTATGAGATTGCACCAGAATGTCATACATTTATCACAAATCCAAGGGTATAAATCAAATGCATTTATCTGCAATATGCTAAACTTGGGATTCCACTGTAAGAGATATGCCACTAATACACTTAAATGCATTAAAACTATTAGAGTGATGAATTGCCATAAATTAGGAATCAAACTTAATATTATGCTCATTTTAATATCTTCTTTTTATATTCATTTATTTCTTCATCTTTTCGAATGTAAGCTTTAATCTTTTGAATAATCTGACTGATTTCAGAGAATGAACGACCAGTAATCCTTGCCATCTTCTCATAACTTATTCCTTGCTTTTCACTCTTTAAACGATAGTAAATCAAATATATGTCAGCTTCAGCTGGTGTAAACACCTCATTCAACCTTTTGCTGATGAACTTGAACAAATCATTAATCCGATTGTTTTTGTCTTCCTTCTCCTTCCATTCATTGTCATTTTCAATAGTCTCATTTATTAAACGCTTTCCATCATCACTCATGTTGTTTTTGTTATTTTCCATTCCATGTGATATTCGATACAATATTTCACTGTCATTCTGCTTCATATGCTTCTTATGCTTGTTATCCACATTGATGTATTGGAATTTGCTAGCAATAAAGAAATACTTCTCAAAATCTGAAATAACAGTACCCCTCATTATACTGTCATGTACCTTCAGTATTGTGTCTTGGAATACATCATCAAAAAACTCTGGATTATAGGTGATGTTCTTCCTTAAATTCTTTTTTAATTTCTTCTCATTCTTTGCCACATATTCTAAGAATTCCCTAGCGTGTTGTTCATTAGACATTTTTCATTTATATCCTTTAACAATAGGTCATAAGGCAAATTACCAACACTTCTGTATATCTCCACTCCATCTTCCTCTAGAATAACAGTTGGAATACCGTTCAATTTATAAGATGGGCTAACAACGTCTATATTTTGCTTCTGAGCCTTTATTTTAAGTACTGTGGCTAACTTATCAACCACACTTGAATAATCTTTACAGCAGCCACAAGAATCGCTATAAAAATAAATTAAATCCATATTAACTCTGCCTCCTTTTTATTAAAATCCTTTTATATGGTATCTTTGCTTTTCCATCTTTGGTGATATAATATGCAAAACGATGACAAAGTTTGTAATATCCAGTTCCACCTTGAGAACGATATAAATCTATAAATTCTTTTGTCATTCCACTCCATCCACTTGGTAATACATTTGCATCAGCATTGCCTATAATATCAAACTGCTGTGGATTGTAAAACAACACTGTTATTGGTGCTGCAATAACGCCATCATAATCATATGGAATATCACATACTTTATCTACATTGATGCAATCATAGTTCAACAAATGATTGTACTTATCAGCATCATATTTCTTATCTAACTTTAAATCTCTGAATGAATGTGTGTTGTTGATATTTGTGTACCATACACTTGCTGCTTGCTTTATTTCTCCATCAGCAATAAATAACATTGTAAAATTTATGGTATCATTTGCAGAATGAACAAATACTTCTCTATTTTTCAAGTATGGGAAAAAATCCTTATATGTTATTGCATTTGGATTGCCAATAATTAAAAACTTCTTCATTTCTTTAATCTGATTAATATTCGCTTATATATTGGTTTATTATTAACAGTTGGGCCATTCCATATTCTTCTTATACCATTCTTATCAATGTATTCAGTTACTGTTCCACATATTAGACCATTATCTATATCTGATTTATCAAACTGATTTAAAGTCCCTATAATTTCAAATTGCTCTGGGCAATACTTATCAAGAAATGTAATCGGTACTCCCATAATGCCATCATAGTCTTTTGGTATATCTTTTGTCTTATCTACATTGATTGCATCATAGTTGTCATACTTGAGATATATCTCAGCACTATATGACTGTATTAACGTTATTGGGTTGTGACGCTTATTATGTGGAAGATTAGTAAACCAACGAGAATTTATACTATTCATAGTATTTTTATCTTGTATGAAATCCATTCGATTATTAACCCCTAACCAAATCTTATTATCTTTAAACAATGGAAAAATCTCTTTATAAGCCACAGCATTCATATTGCCAATAATTAAAAATCTTTTCATTCCAACCATTTTATAAATTCTCTGAATAAACTGAATGGTGGATTTGTTATCACCATATCACATTCATCCTTTATTTTTGTGCATTCATCAGACCTAAAGTCTCCATTGCCTTCTAACGCTGTTTTAAGCGTTTCTGAGCCATCATAATCAAGTCTGTAAGAAGATGTGCCGTCAAGGTTGATATGAGTGGCTGTGAGCCTTTTTAAACCATATTCTTTAAAATGGTCAACAAAGTATTTCCAAAAATTAGAATTCTCATCATCACAAGGCAAATATATCCATTGGTTTTTAAAGTGCTGAATGTAATGCTGACATTCTGCTTCTATATCTTTATACTGTGTATAAAACTCATCATTCTTAGCTCTTCTAGCTTTTGTTAAATTAATATTTCTCACCATATATATTTTATTATAAATATCACATACCTTTGTAAAAAGTAATATTTTTAGTAAAAAAATAAAGAAAAAATAAGGGCTTAACCTCGCCAAGTTAAGCCCAACTTCATCAGTCCTATTTGCCACGGTAGCTTGCCCTAGTGCCTAATGATATTACTCATAATATTTAAATCCGTCCAAACGTCTAAGCCATCCCCTCAAAAACTTTGCTCTGTTATGGGTCTTTGCAAGGTCTTCAAAATGCTGCTTTCGTCTTGCCCATAACTTATTGAACAATTCTTCTTGGTCTGGATAATCATTTATTGCAGCTAATGTCTTAACACCAACAATACCATCATCTTTAACACCAAGGACTCTCTGTGGTAACTTGATGCCATAAACACCACTGCCCCAACACCAGTCAACTAGGAGATTTGCTATTGCTTGGTTATTTATTTCATCACCACGCCAGCGATTCCAATAACCTTCCTTGAATATATATTCCCATTCAGCATTTGATATTCCTCTCAGTTCCTTGCAAGTCTTCTGTCTTCCAAAGTAGCGTCTATAAGTCTCAAGGGTAACGCCTTTCATTGTGCAGATTTTGCCATCAATATTTCCTGCATATAGACCTTCATATTTTAAAATAATTGGAATAAGTTGTTTATAATCAGCCATATTTATTTTAATTGGAATTAGCATCATTATTATTATTAGAATTGTCTTCATCTATTTTAAGTATTGTATAAGGGTTGTCAAGTTTATCTAAACCATAGATGTGATTTCCATATCTGCATCCATAGCTTTCAAATACATATCCTTCTTCTACTGAATATTCATAAACTCCATTATATATTTCCCTTTTATTTATTTTGATGTCATAATTATTCGTTATCATCTTCTTCTGGTATTTCTTCTACATCTATATTATGTCTTAATTTATCTCTCTGGATTTGCATTTTCTCCATGTGCTCTAGATGTCTATCCATATCTTTTCTTAACTGTACTGATTCACTCCTAAAATAAGCCGATACACCAAATACACTTGCAGTATACAGCAATGCTTGTCCAAGTATCCATAGAATACTGTCAGCCACTTCTCCAACTGGTGGCACAAAGAATGCTCCAATGCTCATACACCATCCAAGCACAAATGCCAATAATGCTGATAGTATTGCTAGCTTCTCTTTTATATTTAAATCTTTCCAAGTTGTTTTCATCTTTATTGTTTTTTTATTAAGATTAATTTAAAAACAAATAAATAACACCGTCAATAACACCATAATAAATGAATTAAATATAAATGATTGATATATAGTTAATTATAAAAATAATAACTTCGTTCCTCTACAACGAATTAGGTATATTTTGTAAAGAAAACGGAATTAAATTAAATGGCTGATAGTAAAATAATTAGCAAAATATTTTGAAAATTCGATAAATAGCACTATCTTTGCCGAGTGAATGGTTAAATAGCACCATCAGTATCACCATTTAATTAAAAAATAAGAATATGAAAGTTAGTATTGCACGAATCAGATTGTATCTGAAGGAAGGTAAAACACTCAGTGATGGGAGTCATCCCATTATGCTGATGTGTTCGTTTAATGGTCGGAAGGAAGTCTCGACTGGTTACAGTTGTATTCCTAAGTTTTGGTCAAAGAAAGATGAATGTGTGAAGAAGGGTTATCCAAATTGGGTAATGATTAATCATTCTATTAACCAATTGAAGAATGAAGCCATTGAACGGAGGAATGAATATGAGCGTCTTGGTGAGGTTTACACGCCTCAGATGATACTTTCCCCAAAGAAGGTATTAAGTGGCCATACAAACGTTTTAAATGGGCTTATAGAGGAATATATATCAGAGAAGAGTCTGAAGGAGAATACAGCATATAATTGGAAATATCTCTATCATCTTATTTCTGAATTTGACAATGACAAAGTGATTGTAAACCAATTAAGATTAGATTATGTTAAAAGATTTACCAAATGGTTGCAAACTGAAAAAAAGTTATCTGATGGTGTAATAAAGATGGTATTGTCAAAGGTTGCAGCTATTACCAATTATGCCATTGAAAAGGGTTTAATGTCTGCTGATGATTATCCTTTCAAAGAATGGAACTATAAGCAGAAGTTCAAGAGTGCAAGCAAATTGGATTATATTCATTGGAAGACATTGGATGTAATGAAGGAAATGCTGCTAGATGATATTATTATAAGGAATGACAATCTGTGGCATTATAAGGATGAAGTATTGGATGAGTTGATGGATAAAAACAGTGATTTATTTGCAAGGTTTTTGTTTATGGAAATGATACTATGGCAAGGATTAGCACCTGTTGATATTTGTCATATTAGAAAAGAGGATATTGCTGTAAAGACTGTTAATGGCAGTGATTATTACTGTTGGGATGGTAAACGAAGCAAGACATCAAAGGCTGTCAAGGTGAGGATTCCTTGCCACAATGTGTATTCTGATGTGATGGTTAAGACTATGTTGATGTTCAACAATTCAGAATGGTTATTGCCAGTGTTGAATGGTCTTAGTCTTGAGACAAGTGAGAATTCGAGGAAGCATAGGATTGGTAATACATTTGGTGTATTATCGCCAAAGTTGAAGGAATGGTTTCAGAAAGTGAATGAAGAGGTTGTTAGGAGGAATGTTGAGAATGGTGGGGATATACCATTAATTGATATGAAGTGTACATTTTATTCAGCTCGTCATAGTTTCAGTATGGCTTATATGCAAAAGGGAGGCTCACCAATGGCTTTAGCGACATTGCTTGGTCGAAGTCCTAATACTTTAGCACAGTACATAAAGGAACTAGAGGAAGAAGGGGATTTGGTTGATGCTGTTAGTATTATTTAGAATAATCAAGGGGAGGTAGCCGAATTGCTATCTCCCCACATCATTTTAAAAACAACTAATTAATAAATATATATAGAATTATGACAAATCGTTTAGTTATTCTAGATATACTCTTTCAAGTTTATCATTAAAATATTTATATATTATTGCATCTTCGATTTTTAAACCGAATCGGTCTTCGTGTTCTGTTTTTCCTTTCCCATAATTTCTTTGTTTATGGTTTGGATAGAATTTCATTTCTCCGATGTTGTTAATATTAAAAATAATGTAGCCATCATCTACAAAGTTGATATACAGTCTTTGTTCATCGTTGGTATATCCGCTTTCCATTATTTTTGTCAATGCTGAAATCTTTGACGGTTCAATCAGTATATCGCCATATTTAATGTATTGTTCCACATTTCCTTTCCTTTGTTTAAGTTCGATGTGTGTTAGGCGATTTTTTCTGTCGGTAGCTTTAAAGTCAATTTCTGACATTCTTGTGTTAGCTGTTAGACCAATGAACCAGTGTAGTTGGTCATTAAATTCTTCAAGAAGTTTTTTATTAACATCTTCTTGGTAATCAAAATAATTTTTATTGTTCATATTATATATATTGGAGGTATTTTAAAGTCCTCCCTCTATATATAAATATAATGAACTTTCGAAAAGTGTCAATATTTTACAACTTTTTTTTAAAAAATTTTATATCCTAGTGTTACTCCAACATAAATGTCTGATTGATGGTTTATTAAGCCATATCCGCTACCTATTCCGAATGTGCAATTCCATCTGGATGGTTTTTGTTTTATATATTTTGTTATTTCTATTTCCTTTGTAAGTATTTCTTTATGTGTCTTGAGAGCCATTTTAAGGCTGTCTAACGATGTATTTATTCCACTGGTATATATTTCCACGTCTGCTGTATCTGAATCGATTGTGAGCTGTTTATCGAAGCGTTTGGACTCTGTTATTAATTGAACTGCATTCCCATTTGATTTATATAGTGTATCAGTTTTGATTTTTGTAATATATGTTGGTATCAATTGTTTTTCTATAATGATTGAGTCTTTGTGTATGGTATCACGCTTTAAAACTATTGTTGTGTCTGGTTTTACATTCTCTATTATGTTTTCAAGCTTGATGATTTGACTGTTTTGTTTGCACATTATGCCAAGCATAAGACAAAAAAGAATTGATGTAAATATTATATATTTTTTCATATTTTTTTTCTTATAAAGAGTTTTTTGCCGTTGGGGTAAGGCTTTGCTAGTATTTCCTTACCCCCCAGCTGTCTCTGTTTTATTGGATTTGTTAGACTTAATATTCACCATTGGAGGTTAACCATTAATACTTGTGATAGCTTTATTCTCCGTCACAGTGCAGAGTACCAAAGGTGTGTTCAGTTACCACGCTCAACAGAGGAGTATATATTTATTTTACATCAGATTGTTCTTTGAATTTCTTATATGCACTAAACATCATTGGACAGCATCCTAGCTTCTCTTGTAGTTGTTCTTTTTCTTTCTTTTTCATAGAGTTGTTGTTTTGTCTTTTTTACAAGTCTATCCCAAACATCCCAATTGATGGAGTTTGGTTCAGCCTCTTCAAGTTCCTCTCTAGTTTGATAAAGTTCATCATCTGATGGACACCTTTCAACATATCTTGTTCTGTAGACTTCTAGATGCCATTTCCTGACGTCCTGAGACGTTATCTCCTTGTCTGTGGACTGTTGTAAGGCTCTATCCTTTTTCGTTGATTCTTGAGCCTTTCTGTACTTCTTCGTTTCTTGCTCCTTGAGTCGTTGTTGTCTTCTTCTAGAGGCTTCGAATAGTTTTTCAAGTGCTTGAGCAGTTCTGTTCATAGTTATTTTGATTACATTGCAAAGATATAAAAAAAAGTTGAGATTTCAAAATATTTTTTTAACTTTTTTTAAATTATTTTTCATAAGCCACACCCATCAAAGGCGTGTGGCGTTCATTTTTAAAAAGGATAATCATCTTCAGTTGAAGATAAAGACATAGCTTCTTCTAGAATAGTATCTTTTAACTTTTCCTTTTTCTTTTCCAATGTATTATATAAAATTCTTTTTAATCTATCTATTTCATTAGGAAAAGTAGAAAAAGTAGAAGTAATAAAATTATTTAATGGGATTTTAACGCTTTCAATAGCGTTAAAATCTAAACCATCAGTAGCTTCTTCTATTTTATTTAATAATATTTCTTTATCAATTTCAAATTGTTTTTCTATTTTATTTGAATTTATCATTGTATTTGAATTTATAATTGAAT